GAGCAGCGCGCCGATGCCACCGATGCCACGCTTGTCGAGCACTGGCAGCTCATCTGTGAACTGCATGTCCGCGTCACGGCGCTGGAGAACGCCGCCACAGCCCCGCCAGAGCCGCCTGATGGCATCTGGGGCGGCGTAGCGCCACCGGTCATCGATAACATCCTGCCGGAACCCGAGCCGCCCAATGTGATCATTGACGAGGAGCCGTTGCTGGCCGTCGTCATCATCACCAGCCTCGGCGAGACAGCCTACGTGCAGTCCGAGGCCGAAGACCTGGGCGACTACGTGGACCCGGCCGGCGCCTTCGTGCAGCGCTGCCTCCGCGCGCCACGTCAGGACGACGTGCTGCCAGGTCTGACGGTCTGGTTCCGACCCGACGCAGGCGGCAGCCGGTCGGAGGTGGTTGTCGAACTCGGCGTGCCGCTCACCGACACACTGACGCCCGCCAATCTCGGTGCATATACCGCGGAAATCTGGGATGGCGATGACAAGGTCGCTACCGTCGAGGTGCCGTCTCACCCGTGGTATGCGCGCTGGCGCTGGCAGTCAGCCCCGCGCCCTGTGCGCACTACGCCGGCGGAGCTGATCGCATCCGGCCTGGTGCCGCACTACGACGGCAACCCGTTGGCCACCTACCTCACCGACCTGGGCGAATACGACTATGAGGTGATGGGCTTTGCGGGCCTCGTGGATCAGATGGGCTGGACCGGCGATCGGCCGGACATAGGCCCTATGACGGGCTGGCAGGCGCAGTGGCTGATCAAGCAGAACAACACCAGCACCGTGCTCGCGCAAGGCGAGGCGTCGGGCACCATCTCGATGCATCTGCGTGACCCCGTCACCGGCTCACCGCTCGACCTGGTCAATGACTACCCCAAGCTGAGCAACTACCCAGGCGGCGGCGATCCCATCGTGCCGCTGGTTCCCGGCATCGTCTCGTATGACAGCGGCCACAGCCCCGCGCTGTCGTATCTACCGTGGCTGATGACCGGCGACCCGTATTACCTGGAGGCGCTGCAGTTCCAGGCCAACATCGAGATCATGGGCGAGCCGTCCGCCTACCGTTACACCAAAGCAGGCAGGTACGGCGCATGGGCACTGCGCAACAAGCTGTATGCCGCGTCAGCATCGTCTGATGATCCGCCGCGCTGGCTGCTGCCCAGGTCGGTGTTCCACGCGCACATGGAGAAAGTGCGCGAAAGCATGCTGGAGGATATGGCGAACGAGGCTGATCCGATCTTGTCGGTGTTCCGCTGCAGATCGTTCGGCGGCAGCCAGGGCAACGCCACACACCCCGCCGGCACGTATGCCTCGCTGTGGCAGGACGCCATGGAGAGCCTCGTCTACGGCCTATGCGTGCAGCTTGGCTTCGAGGAGTGGAGCGAGCCGGCGCGATGGAGCATCCATTCCGAGGCCAAGCGCATCGAGGGCGTGGAGTGGCCGCGCGCCACCCCGGTGCCGTATCAGACCGGCCTCGTCTATACCTGCTCGCTGATAGCGCCGATGTCTGCGACAGACACCACGATCATGGTGGACAGCTACGGCGGTGGTCCGTGGCCCGTGCCGCCGTTCAGTGCCCGCATCGACAACGAGACGTTCACGGTGGTGGACAATTCCGACGTGGAGATGTGGCACGTCGAGCGCACCGTAGGCGTGGAGCACTCCGCTGGGCGCGTGCTGACCGGGCCGACATACCGGTCATGGACCGAGTGCGCTATGCGAATGACCGCGATGCATGCCGACGAGGTGCCGTTTATGCCAGATGATCCCACAGGCATGGCCGAGCTTTACAACGCCAGCACCGGATCTGTGGGCTATGTGCAGTATGCCCGTGCGGCACTCGCTGTGGCGGTGCGCAACGGCGTGACCGAGGCGGTGCCGGCATACGCCTGGATTGACGACCAGTTCACGCAGCACAACCGCTCAGCCTGGCACCCGGCGTGGGGCTGGCTGATTACCTGATGTCGGGGTGCGTGCGCACGTATCGGTAGATCTCAGTGAGTATCGCTCCGATCCCCAGCAGGGCCACTGCCGCCCCGACAAACAACACGATGCCGACACCAAACGCGATGAAGCCGGGTAGCGCCTCGGCGAAGGTGGGCATGTCGCTCATGGGGCCGTTCTAGCACACATCGCATCCTCCATCCCGAGCCGGCGTCGGTTTCCTCCCGACGTGTAACCCGTGTGTCGCCCCGAGCACGTCGGTTCGGATCGGGGCACTTAACCCGGAACAGTCATGGCAATCAGCAGCCCATTCTATCGCGCGCCAGAGCCGGCCCGTGACTGGACGTGGCGCCTCCCGCCTAATCGAGCAGGCGTGGAGGCCGATCCAGGTATGGAGATCAGGCCGCCAGATGGCAGCTACTCGATGCGTCGGGTCGGTGAGGAAAACCTGACTCAAATGCCGGGGCAAGAGGTCACTGGATCGCTGCCAGCCAACGCGCTGACGCATCCGTTGCTCCTCGAACTACTCCGGCAGCGGCCCGATCTGGCGAAGCATTTCATGCAACAGAACCAACTGATGATGCCGCAATGAGCGACGCCATGGCCATCGTCCCACCTCTCGATCCGCAGAACGAGCCAGCCGTCGTCGGCATCGATGCCGAGGCAGAGTATCCGCGCGACCTCGATGAACTGCACAGCGAACTGGTGCGGTGGTTCGAGGAAAGCGAGATGGCGCGGCAGGACGAGATCACCCTGGCGCAGCGCGACCGTGACTATGTGGACGGTGCCCAGTGGACCAAGGAGGAGCTGGCCGAACTGAAGAAGCGCGGCCAGCCGGCGATCGTCATCAACAAGTGCATCGAGAAAATCCAGCTACTGTGCGGCATCGAGCGCAAGGCGCGCACCGATCCCAAGGCATATGCCCGCACACCGCAAGAGGAAGACCTGGCCGACGCCGCCACGCAGGCGCTGCGGTTCATCGCCGATGACAACAACTTCAGCATGATCCGCAGCAGCGTCTATGAGAACATGCTGGTGGAGGGCGCCGGCGCCGCAGAGATCGGCCTGGAGGACGACGGCAACGGTGGCGCCAACGTGACGATTACGCACGTCCCGTGGGACCGCGTCTGGTATGACCCGCACTCCAGGTCGTTCGACTTCTCCGATGCCAGGTACAAGGGCATCGTGATCTGGGTCGATCGCGACCAGTTGGAGGAGATGTATCCCGAGGCATCGGATGTCATCGAGGACAGCTTCTCTACCGTCGATTTCAGCTACAACGACCGGCCAGAAACCGCGTTCTGGACAGACAACAACCGCCGCCGTGTGCGTCTTGTTCAATGCCACTGGCTAGAACGTGGCGTCTGGTATCAGGCGACCTACACGAAACACGGCATGTTGGCGTCGCCGCAGCGGAGCAAGATGAAGGACCGGCGGGGCCGGAGCGCATGTGGGTTACTGCTCCAGTCCAGCTACATCAACCGCGATAACGGCCGCTACGGCATGATCCGCATGCTCATCAGCCTGCAGGATGAGATCAACAAGCGACGGTCCAAGGCGCTGCATTTGCTTTCGGTGCGCCAGGTCATTGCCGAGCAGGGCGCGGTACAGGACGTGGATAAGGCGCGGCGCGAGGTGGCCAAGCCGGACGGCTACGTCGAAGTGATGCCGGGGCTGAAGTTCGAGATTGAGAGCGGCGCCGAGTTGGCGACCGGGCAGTTTCAGTTGCTGCAGCACGCGACGGCTGAGATGCAGCTTGCGGGGCCGAATGCAGCGATGGGCGGCACCGACCCGCGCGAGCTGTCAGGCCGTGCGATCCTGGCACAGCAGGCCGGCGGGCAGGCCGCGAACGAGCCGTTGGCCGATGCGCTGCGCATGTGGTCGAGGCGCGTCTACGAGATGGCGTGGATGGCGGCGCGCGAGTTCTGGACCGGTGGCAAGTGGGTGCGCGTCACCGATGAACTGAACGATGTGCGGTATGTCGGCATTAATCAGCCGATCCGCCTGATCGACATGCTGGCGAAGATGGACGACGAGAAGCGCGCTATGGCGGCGCAGCGCATGCAGCTCGTGCCCGGCGACCCCAGGCTGTTCCAGGTCATCGAGGTCGAGAACGACATCACCTCGCTCGACGTAGATATCAGCATCGCCGAGGGCATCGATGTGCCCAGTCTGCAAAACGAACAGTTTTCGGTTTTGGTGCAACTTGCAGGCATGCAGCCAGGATTAATCCCGCCCGAGATATTGATCGCCGCGTCTGGGCTTAAGGATAAAGAGATGTTGCTTGAGCGCCTTAAGGAACATCAACAGGCCGGTGCACAAAAACAACAAAAGGCTGAGCAGCTTGCCACAGCACATGCCGAAGCTGACGTTCAAGGTAAGCAGGCGAAAGCGGCGGCTGATTTTGCTCTAGCCAAAGAACGCCAGCACAACTCAATGCATACCCTGCATACGATGCATGCAGAATTCAACGCGCCTCCTTATGGCGAGCCGTTTACAGCGGATAACGCTGCTAAGGCCCAGGCGCCTGATCCCGAGGCAATGTCATCCAATATGGCGTTTGCTCACCAGATGACTGACTTGCAGAAGAAGCAGGCGGATATCCAGAACACACAAGCCACGACGGCATTAACCGCCGCAAAAATTCCACAAACCCATCATCAGACCTTAAATACTCTCATTCAAGCGGATCGCTTGGCGAGGACGCCTATTCCCCGTCCTGCGACGCCAACAGCTAGGTAACGCTCTTCCAACCGGATGTGCAGACATAGTGAGCTGCGCTTGCCCAGATACCGAACTCGGCGGCTATGCGGTGATAAGCCATGCCAGTGGATCGCATTTCTCTGATCCGTCGCACTTGGTCATCGGTTAGCTTGGAATTGCCAGCCGCCATTCCCTGCTTCAGCGGCGGACCTTTGTAGAGTCCAGCTTTCATCGCATGCAGTTGGTTCAGGCTTTTGTTGGACCATTCGAGGTTCTCGATGCGGTTATCGGTCTTCACTCCGTTGATGTGGTTGACGTGAGTGCAGCCGGGAATCTGGGCCAGGAACGCATGAGCCATAAGGCGATGGACCAGATGCTGAGCAATCTTCTGATTAGGTCGAGCGAGGCTTACCGCAAAGTAGCCGTGGCTACCCTTCCCCGGCCTGAGTATGCGTCCGGGGAATGAGCCTCGGATCGCGGTTACGCGTTTCACTCGCCCCAAGCTGCTGACTTCATAGTCGGCGTTTCCGACGACACTTTTCCAAATCTCCATGAGCTGTTCATAACGCTCATTCCAGAGGACTACAACATGGCTACAGAACTCGACGCATTCCTCGCATCCGAGGCAGGCGACAACACGCCGGCGCCACAGCCCGCAGAGGCCCCACCACCGGCTCCCGAGCCAAAGCCGGAGCCGACGCCCAAGGGGACGCCAGAGCCGGCCAAGGAGGCCAAGCAGGCCGAGCCAGAGCAGGACGACGCCGAGCCGCCCTCTGCGCTCGATGGCGAACCCGTTATCCCGCGCCGTGCCTACGAGGACGAGCGGCGCAAGCGCCAGGACTGGAAGGAGAAGGCCGCGCGGGCCGAGGGCGAGCGCGATGCACTGCGCCGGCAACTGGAGGAGGCGCAGCGTACGCCGCCGCCACCGCCGCAGCCGGTCTACCGCGCACCGCCGCCCGATCCTAACACCGACCCTGCCGCGTATCAGCGATACCACGCCGAGCAGATGGAGATGGAGCGTGAGGTAAACCGCAACCTGAACTACAGCGAATGGCTGCTGCGCGATAAGCTGGGCGATGAAGTCGTGAGCGGCCTGCAGCAAGAGTTTAAGCAGATGGCGGCGCAGGACGGGTCGCTGTTCGAGAAGATGTATTCGCAGCCGCATCCGTATCGCTGGATGGCGCAGCAGGTCGAGAAGCACCGTGCCATGCGCGAGATCGGTGACAACCCGGCCGAGTACAAAACCCGCATCGAGGCCGAGGCACGCGCCAGGTGGGAGGCCGAGGCCAGGGCACCGGCAGCGCCCGTATCACCCGCCGCCGGCATGCAACCCAGCCTCGCCACAGCACGCAGCGTCGCAGGACGCACCACGCCCGGATGGACCGGCGAACCGAGCCTCGATGACGTGGTCTCGTCTATACAAAATCGCAAACGGACGAACGGGACGGTGGGGCCTAGGTTCTAGTCGGTTCGGGCGAAGTCCCCGTGGAGCAGTGCCGCAGCCTTGTCTCTGGCGGTCTTAGCTTCCTCGATCGTGGCATAGACACCGAGATGGTATTTCGCACCTTCGTGCATGATCTGGGCCTGCCAGCGATTGCCACACCGGAAGACACCAAGAACGCCGCTGCGGTTGTCTCTTCTGGCCTTGGATCTGGTGTTGTTCTGGCCGTGGGTGGACTCACGCAAGTTCGCAATGCGGTTGTCGGCGCGATCCTCGTTGATGTGGTCAATCTCGATTGGCGGCCAGCGACCGTGGACATAGAGCCACGCGAGACGGTGGGCGAAGCGATGCCGACCGTTGATGCAAATGCCGATGTAGCCGTTCAGGCGAGGTGTTCCGGCAGGCTTGCCCCGTCGCCCCGAGTTGGCAGACGGGCGGATGTCGGGGCGATCTCGCCAGATGAAGATACCGGTGGCTGGGTCGTAGTCCAGCAATGTCCGGAGTTGGTCCGCAGTCAGCGGATCGTCTAAACGAGCCTTAGCCATGATCTGTCCCTTCCGACAGTGAATGGTCAGAGGTCCGGCGCTGTCCAACCAGTTCCGGGCCTCGCTTCTGATACTACAAACCTGCCGCCGAGGTCACGGGCGCGATGGCTGCCGCCGAGCTTAACGGGCGCGATTTCACGATCAGAGATCCAACCCTAGGCAGGAGTACGTGTCATCGCTGACATGAACGTCACCGCGAGTAGGCCAGGCCTCACTCCGATTCAATGGTCATCCGACTTCTGGGTTGATTGACTTGGCCCCTTCGGTCGGCAACGGCCGTCGATAACCTGGTGAACTCAGGGAATAGCTCTCCGAGCCAATCCTGATCCAAGCCTGCTGATGCAGGACGGAGCAACGACCATCCCGCGAGGGAGTAGGGCCAAGCGGCCCGAAGCGCCAGGCGCCCCACGAGGGCGATGATATGGTCTCCTCTTCATGGCGACATGGAGCAGTCCGTAAGTAACGGACGGCTGTGGGTTAGCGACCTACAGTGAAGATATAGACGAGTACCTCCGCGAAAATCAATTTAGTCCATACTTCGGGACTTCTATGGACGCAATGATCCAACTCCAAACGGATCTTACGCGTAAACCCGGCGACAGCGTCGTGTTCCCTACCGTTCGCAACCTGGTGGGCGCAGGCGTCACCGGCAACACCGTGCTCGAAGGCAATGAGGAAATTCTCAACGCCCGAAGCTTGAAGGTAGCCGTCAGCGTGATCCGTCACGCCGTGGCGGTGAGCCAGTGGGACGAGCAGAAGAGCGTCATCGACCTGCTGCAGGCCGGTCGCCAGGTGCTGAAGAACTGGGCCGCCAACAAGCTGCGCGCGGATATTATCACCAGCCTCGGTGCCATCACGGCCGACGGCGATGTGCAGTTGACGTATGCGGCGGCAACAGCGGCACAGCGCAACACCTGGCTCACCAACAACGCCGACCGCGTGCTGTTCGGCGCCACTAAGACCAACGCCGTCAGCAACGTGTACGCCACCGCGCTGACGACCATCGACAACACCGCGGACAAACTCACCGCCGCGCAGCTCACCCTGGCCAAGCGGATCGCGCGCACCGCTAACCCGAAAATCCGGCCAATCCGGGTGTCGGGCGACGAGGAGTGGTACGTGGTGTTTGTGCCCAGCCTGCCGTTCCGCGACCTTATGCAAGACCCGACCATCGTCAACAGCCTGCAATATGCGTGGGATCGTGGCCGCGATAATCCGCTGTTCACAGCAGGGGATATCTTGTGGAATGGCATGATCATCCGTGAAATACCGGAACTCCCTGTAGTGGCCGACGTTGGCGCCGGCGCCACGGTGGATGCTGCGGCGTCCTACCTCTGCGGTGCGCAGGCTATCGGCATCGCATGGGCGCAGCGGACGAAGGCCATCACGAACGAACGTGACTACGGGTTCTTCTCCGGCGTCGGCGTTCAGGAAATCCGTGGCGTTTCAAAGCTGCGATTTGGTGTGGACCCAACCGTGGATCAGACGAAACCAGTGGACAACGGGATCGTGACCATCTGGAGCGCGGCAGAACCCGACGCGTAACGGACAACACAGGAGGCTCGCGAGGGCCTCCTCCTTCCCTACAGGGAGACTTTCCATGGCCGACAAGAAGCGAGACGACGACGACCGGGGCATGCCGCATCCGGGCGCAGGACCGGCAGCACGCACGCCGCAGGAGGACCACACACCGCGCCAGGAAGAGCAGCACGAGCGCGAGGCACGGCAGGAGCAGCGCGGCCAGGGACGCCGCCGGCAACCGCTGTCGTCCGAGGACAAGGCGGCGCGGGACAAGCGGGACGCCGAACTACGGGCCGGCTGGGCGGCTGCCAGCATCGGCGCGCAGGTTGTGCTCGATTTCAATGAGGACGGCTCCCTGGGCGCTCGTGGCGGCGCTGCTGGCACCATCGAGGGCAATACGATCGCCCGCGATACGTGGCTCGGTGAAATGGGCCTTGATCCGGTCGATTGCTCCGGGCCGCCGCGTCCGCGCATGCAGGATGAAATGGTGCAGCGTGAGACACCACCGCTGCCCGATGCCCGTGCCACCAAGGTGTCGTCGCTGGCGGCCGGCATCAGCCAGGGCATGGCGGCGTCTGACGACAGTGCGCGCCAGCAGAGGGCACGGGCATGAGCGACCGCGACGAGCGCGAGCGGGTCATCCATCGCCGGCCTGCGCCGCCCGTGCCGGAGCCGGTGGTGCGGGGTGCCGAGGAGGCTGCGATCGAGCCACCAACGCAGGAGGGGTTCGCCGGGACGATCGGTGCCCAGGTCGTGCTGCCACCTGACAGCGCCGCCGCAGCGGGCGCCAAGGGCGTGTATCCGACGATCGTGGAGAACACGCTGCTGCGGAATGCGGGCTACGTCGAGATGGGCCTCGATCCGCAAGATCCGAGCAACGAGGTGACCGACCCGGATGTGCCGCCGGAGCCGCCCGGTGGTGGTAATGGCGGTGAGGGCGGGACGGATACCGCGCCGGTCAACCGGGATGTGCCTGCCGTTACGCAATCTGGCTCCACATTGTCATGCACGATGGGAAACTGGGAAGGCGAGCCGACATCGTACGCCTACCAGTGGAAGATCGACGGCGCCGATGCCGGCACGGGCACGGCCGACTACGCGGTGCAGGCTGGCGATGTCGGCAAGTCGGCGACGTGCGTGGTGACCGCCACCAACGCGCACGGCTCGACCGCAGCGCCGCCTAGTGTGGGCGTGGTCGTCGCGTGACACGCAGCGTCGCGACAGTGGCACAGCAGGCGCTTAGGCGCCTGGGTGTCCGCGTGGTCCCGGTGGGCGACAGCCCGACGCTCACCGAGACGGTGCCGGCCGCCACCATCGCCACGCAGGCGCTGGTCGAGCTGGGCGTGATCGCATCGGACGAGACGCCGCTGGCATCGGACCAGGCGCTGATGCTCGACCGCGTGGCGTCGGTGCACGCGTCGTTGGACGCGCAGGGCAGCGTGTTCTGGACGGGTAACGCCATCCCGCGCGCGTTCGCCGAGGAATATACCAAGCTCACGGCGGCGTTCGGTGCCTCGGCGTTCGGCAAGGCGGCCGACCCGGCAGTGGTCAAGCTGCTGGAGGGCCGCGTGCGTGCCGGCGTGATGGTGCTGTCATCGGACGACAACGCGATGCAGGCGGTGCAGGCGATCCACGACGACCTGGTGTCGCGCGGCATCGCCCGGTGGTCGAGCCTCGACATACCGGAGCCGGTGGCCGACGCGATGGTGCTGATGGCGGCGCAGCGTCTGGCGCCTCTGTTCGGCGGGCAGAGCAATCCGCAGGAGGCACGCCAGGGCGAGGTGTCGATCTTCCGTTATGTCGCACTGCCACCATCCGGTGAGGCGATGCGCGGGAGTTACTTCTGATGGCCTACAGGTTGCAGTATTCTGACTATGTAACGTCCGAAGGCCCTCCTGATCCGGCAGCGTGGGTCGGACCACCCGGCCCGGTCGGTCCCGCCGGACCACCAGGCGCACCCGGCGAGGTCAGCAAGGCCTACGTCGATGCGCAGGACGCGGTGCTGCAGCAGGCCATCGAGATGGTCGCGCAGAACCTGGTGTTTGTTGGCCAGTGCCACGTTCCGACCGACAGCACGCTGTTCACGGTAGCCTCGGGCATCCTGCCGTCGCCTGGCGCACTGCCTCCAGCCGCCAGCACGCCCAAGGGTTACTATGTCATCGTGGTGACCGCCGGCAGCCCGCCAGGCGGCTCCAACATTCCCGCCGGCAGTTACGCGCTGCACGACTGGATCATCTGTGATGGCGCGGCCTGGGTGCATCTGCAACTGGGCATGAGCAGTTACGTCGCATCCGATATTGCCATTACACCGCCGATCGGCTCGCTCGGTGCCAACGTGCAGACCGGACTGCAATGGATCAACGACCAGGGTTACCAGACCGCCGCACAGGTCGCCTCGGTGCTGCCGGTGGCATCGTCCACCAACCCGGCAATGGACGGCACCGTCGCCATCGGCGCACTGACGACGTACGCCCGTGCCGATCATGTCCACGCCAGTGATACCTCGCGCTATGCGGCGACCAACCCGGCCGGTTATCAGACGGCGGCGAACGTAACTACGGCGCTGTCGCCTTACGCCACGACAGTGTCGGTGCAGGCGGCGCTGCGTTATCTGAACTATGCCGACAACAGTGGTTTCAGCGTTAACCAACGCACCTATGTGAGCGGCGCTGCACTGGCTGCTGCGGCCTTTGGGCACGATCGGTGGAAGGGTGGTGCAGGCGGCTGCACTTACACATTCGCAGCACCTGCTGGTCCTGCCAACACTATCACCATCACGGCTGGCACGCTGCAACAGGTCATCGAGGGCGCCTCGATCGCAGGCGGCAGTTACATGCTCTCGTGGACCGGCTCGGCGCAGGGCCGCGTCGGAGCTGGTGCCTATGCCGCATCGCCCGTGGCGGTGACCGGCATCGTGGCCGGCGCCAATACCACGCTGGAGTTTAACGCCGGCACGCTGGGCAGGGTGAAGTTCGAGGTAGGGACCGTGGTGACGCCGTGGGTGGCGCGAACGGTTGCGGATGAACTGGGTGCCTGCCAGCGCTACTATCAGACCGGGCCATGGCTAATAAACACCTATGCCTCTGCGGCTGGCGGCGGGTGGCAGGTCATGAGCGCTATGCCGGTGCAGATGCGCGCGTTGCCAGCCGTGTCGCTGGTCGGTGCGCCGACCTACACCAACAGCAGCGGTGCGGCGCTGGCAGGATGGGGGCCGGCTAATTTCGCTGTGACCGTCACCGGCACCGCCATCGGCGTGGTCTTCGCGTTCGGCACATTCGCAGCAACGGCGGACATCTGATGCCTCCTGATGGTATCCCTGGCGGGCCTGCGTTTACGCCGATCCCGACGCCTGTGAGCGTCCCTGGAGGGCCTGGCTTTGCCGGGCACCCGCAGCCGCCGGACGTGCCGTGCGACCCGGTGGGCGACGACTGGCGCGGTCCACCAGGGCCGCCTGGCGCAGACGGCGCAGACGGCGCAGACGGCGTGGACGGAATTGACGGAACTCCCGGCGGACCACCCGGACCACCTGGAGCGGATGGCGCGGACTCAACGGTGCCTGGTCCACCAGGCCCACCTGGAGCAGACTCGACTGTTCCTGGCCCGCCTGGGCCGGCAGGCGCAGACTCGACCGTGCCCGGTCCGGCTGGACCGCAGGGTATTCAGGGTATCCCTGGCACATCGCGCAACGCCGCCCGGCTACAGGCGCAGTGGCAGAACGCGGCGGTGGTGTCCGACGATACGGTATGGCTGTGCTTCGACACGCCCTACGGCGGCACGATCAACAGCCTGACCCACTTCACCGGCAACGGCTCGTTCATCGTGTCGATCCAGATCAACGGAGTGCCGGTCACGAGCCTCGGTGCCATCGCCGTGCTGTCTGCCACCCCGGCGACCGCGACCGCCACTGGCCTCAACATATTCAGCGCGGGACAGCGGATAACGGCGGTCATCACCGGCTCGACAGGCAGCCCGACTGATGCGCTGCTGTCGCTTGCTGTGACGTGGAGCTAGACGATGGCGTTCGTATGGTCGGATGGGTTCGATTGCTACGCGACCGGCGCTGATGCCACAACCGGCTATTGGGATACCACTGTCGCAAGCTCACTCAATCTCGTGGCGGGGCGGTTCGCTGGCAGTCAGGCGTTTTCATGGAACGGCATCGCCAGTCAGACTTTGGCTAAGACAAGCAGCGTCAATGACGCGGTGCATCATATCAATGTGGCGTTCCGTCAGACATTCGCTATCAGCGGCTCGAACCTTGGCTTGTATTTACAGCTACTCGATGGCGCGACCGCGCAATGCTCCATCGTGTTTCGGACTGATGGGGCAATCTTATTGACGGCTGGTGCTGCAAACGGGACCGTGCTGGCGACATATACCGGCGCGTTTCCGGTGGTGAATACATGGTATTCGTTCGAGATTGAGGTCGTCATCAGCAACACCGCTGGATGGATGAAGGTCCGCAAGAACGGCAACACGACCGAAGATTTTACCTCATCGCTTACGTTGGATACGCAAGTCTCTGCCAACGCATATGCGAACAAACTACAGATCGCACAGCAGGTGGGAGTGGCAACGCAGAACCTGGACGACCTCTACTGGCGCAGCGACGCATCCAGTGTGCCTTGGGCGGGCGATATGAAATGTGTAACGCGGTATCCTGCGAGCGATGCGAGCGTGCAGTTCTCGCGGTCAACGCCCAACTACACACAGGCGGCTGGCTTTGGATCGTCAACAGCCACCATCAACGTGAACGTCGCAGTGTATCAGGTGTTCTCTGCCAGTTACTCAGGAACTACCGCAACGCTGTCAGTGGTGTTCGGCGGTGGCACTACGACATGCAACATGAAGTGTGCGCTATTTGCGTCAACAGGCACTGCACCCGCTGCTGTGCTGGGAACTGCAACACCGCTTGCACTCTCTGCTGCGACAACAGCGACGTTTACGTTCAGCACGCCGGTCACGCTGGTGAAGGGCACACAGTATTGGGTTGGGTTTGTCGCTGATGCCACCTCTGGCAACTTCACGACCACGGTGGCAGCATCCGGCGCGCAGAACGTAACCACCTATGCAAGTTGGCCCACCGCGTCGCCAGTTGTCAGTGGCATCAAGGCGCCTATCGTCTCGCTCATCGTGAACACCACCGTCAACGCAGACATGGTGAACGAAGCCCAGCAGGACGCCACCACCAGCTATGTGTATGACAGCGTGCCAGGACACGCCGACTTCTACGGTATCGCACCCATCGCATCGACACCGCTCACCACATTCGCCGTCACCACGCGCGCATACATGATAAAGAGCGACGCAGGCACACGCACGGCTGCGGTGCAACTGAAGTCTGGCAGCAGCACGGTTGCGTCACCGACCGTTGTGCTGACACCGTCCAACTGGCAGTGGGCGTGGAGGCATGACACGACCGATCCTGCAACTGGTGCTGCATGGACTGCTGCTGGGGTGAACACCATAAACGTGGGACCGATCTGCATTGCTTAGGGCAACAATATGACCGACGTAAATGTTACGATTGTCCCGACAGAACACTGGCTGACGACGAGTCCTGATGCGCGAACCACGCAGGTCATAGCCGAGCACTGGGCCAGCACCGCCAGCGACAACCTCCAGGCAATCGTGACATTCGTGGCGGTCGAGCACTGGATGAGCGTCGCCGTGGTGGTCCCGGCATCCGGCGGGCCACAAGTCACCATCATCCAATAGGAACAGGCATGGCTTCCATCGCAATGACGGTGCCGTATCTGCGCACCTCGATGCTGCACATCCCACGCCGCGATCTGGTGCTTGCGGTCGCCGACAGCCTGTATCTGCGCGTCACCGTGGTGGACAGCGACAATCCGTGCGCCCAGGGCATCGAGCTGACCGGCGGCATCGGTGGGCCGGCTGCGCTGTTCAGCGTGTGGGCCGATGTGCAGGGCTGGTGCTGTGACTACGGCACGCTGCTGCCGCGCTGTGGGCAGTTGCTATACAATGCCGCTGGCACCCATCCGAGCGGCGTCGTCGGAGCGTTCGATTTCTTCTTTCCGTCCGGCACCATGGCATCCTGGCCAATCCGCTGCGGCTGGACGCTGCAACTCACCTACGACACATATGGCGCCGAGGTGCTAGCGACAGGGCGCATTCATGTTCGCAGGGCGCTCGGCGCGCCGTTCCTATCCGTGACGCCGCACCTGATGACCGACGACTACCTTCCCCTCCATACCGATGCCGAGGAGCACATCCTGGGATGATCCATCCACGCACCAGATATGCCACGAGGACTGTCTCGCCGGAGACGGAGGGCAGTGTCCGCATCGTCGATATGCCGGACCTCGGTGCGTTCACCGCCGACAGCTCGATCGTCGGCGAGCGGGCCGGCTCCGGTCGGTTCAGCGCCACGTCTCTCGGTGGCTACTTCTTTACCGTGACCGGCGGCACTGTAACCGGCGGCACCGGCTTTGCCGCGGACGACTGGCTGACGCCGCTGGTCAATTGGCCGGTCGTATCCTCGCACGTCTATGCCCTGTCGCCGGATGGGCGCATGGCGATCACGGGTGCGTCCGATACGGAGCACAGCGCTGCGACAACGTCGCCGGTTGCCATCGGCGTGTCCGGGTTCGGCTACGCCAATCGCGTGACAGCAGACCCCACGGTCTCGGCCTGGGGCGGGTATTTCGAGGCGCGGCAGTATCCCAGCGTCACCTCCTCTGCGTTCGGCATCGAGGTGGACGTTGCCAACGTCTCGGGCCTCGATGCGCCGATGCCAACGCCCTATGCGGAAATCGGCCCGTTGACCGTGGGCATCCAGCTTGCCAGCGGAGCCGGCACGATGGCGGGCCTTCCGGCGTTGGCGGCGGATGCCGCCAGTGCGGGTATGTATATCGTTCATAACGGCGCTGCGTTCCGCGCCGGGATCGTCATCGGTAGCAATGCGGTTTACGGCACGGACGGCACCGGTACAGGCAGCGGCACGGCGATCAGCATGGCGACCGGGCATGCTGTCACATGGACCAAGCCGGACAATACGCCTGGGCCACTGATTATCTCGGTGCAGACGGCAGGAACGCCAGCGCAGATGGTGTTCGATGATGACCAGGTTTATTGGCGTGATACCGTGCAGTTGCTCGGCATCCTGACCGGCACGCCGGCTCTGAACACCACGTCGATGATGCTGCGGGTGCATAACAACGCCGGCCCATCTTATGTCCCGGTCATCCTCGGCGGCCCGAACTCGGCAGGTGCCGGTTATCGCTGGCTGATGGTGCCTAACTAGGTGTCCGACACCCTCGCCAAACTGCAGAGTGCGCTGGCGCCGAAGACCGGCATGCGCCGTATTCCGTTTCCGCTGGAGAGCTACGAGCACCCGTCGCTGCCGCTGTCGTCTAAACGCTTGTTGAACATGATGGCCGAGAAGCAGCCAGACGATGCGCGGACGGCGGCGGCGCTGGTCTCGACGCCGGGGCTGCTGCCGTATCTGGTGGTCGGCTCCGGGCCGATCCTGGCCATGAACGACGACAACCCCGGCCGCATCTACATCGTCAGCGGCACCCGGTTCTATCGCATGTATTTCGCGCCCGGCGGTCCTGCCGTGGTGGAAGACCTGGGCGAGATCGGCACACCGGACACCACGCTCGGTGCGTCCAATGCGTTCGTGACGATCGCTGCCGGTCCGACTGCGGCTGTGGTGTGCGTCACGCCGAATGCGTTTACGTGTGCGCACGAGCCTGGGGCGCCGCTCAACCAGATCACCGATCCGGATTTTCCCGGCGCCTCTTCCGTCGCATACGTGGACGGCTATTTCGCGTTCTCCAACAACAACAACACCTCGTCGTGGTTTATCTCGCGGCTGCTCGACCCGCTGGCGTTCGATGCGCTCGACTTCGTCTTCTCCGATGCGTTGCCCAACGTCATTCGCCGGGTGATCAGCCATCGCGGGCAACTGTGGACGATCGGCGAGGGCGGGTTTGAGATCTGGTATAACGCCGGAGCGGCCGATTTCCCGTTCCGGCGGGCTGCTGGTGGCGTCATCCCGATCGGCACCGCCGCGCCGCTGTCGGTCTGCCGTGCTGACAAGTCGGTGTGGTGGCTAGGCATCGACGGCATCGTCTATCGCTCCGAAGGGTATGAGATGCGCCGTGTCAGCACGCACGCCATCGAGGCGATTATCGCCGGCAATGTGGTGGGCCTGGATGCGATGACCCACCCGTATCGCGGGCACTGGGTCTACAGCCTCACCACGACCAGCAACCGCTCCATGGTCTACGACGCGGCGACCGGTGTGTGGCATGAGCGCTCGACCAGCGCCGATGGTGTCGGGCCTTGGCAGGCGAGCACGGCAGCGACGGGCACCAACACGATCCAGATGTATGGCGACCGGGATACCGGGCAGATTTACACGCTCGGCATGCAGGCGACGGACGCCGGCGTGGCGGTGCTGCGCCAGGCGACATTCCCGCCGTTGTGGGCCGAGACGCGGCGGGCGTTCTGCGCACGGGTCGAGGTCGAGATGGAGTGCGGTGGCGCGGCTACGCCAGGGGCGCTGACGCTGGAGTGGTCGGACGACGGCAGCAGGACGTGGGGGCCGACGCGGATTATGTCGAGCGGTGCGCCGGCCGAGACGCGCCATCGCGTGTTCACCACGCGGCTCGGGTCGTTCAGGCAGCGCACGTTCCGGCTGAGTAGCCACGGGCTGACCCGGCTGTATGCGCTGGACGCAGACATCCAGGCGGGTGGGCACTGATGCCTGGGCCGCGCGTTGAGCCGCCGTTCTACGATGCGCCGATCGCCGAGTATCCGTCCGGCCAGCGGCATTCGCAGGCATGGACCGAGTATCACCAATCCGTCGCCGATAAGCTGCAGTCGATGCACGATGGCGTGGTGGATGGTGGCGATGCGGCGGCCGGCGATGTCGGCGAGTATCTCACTGCGTCCGGGTCGGTGACGTGCACCTCGAATGTGGCGATCGATATAGCCTCGCTGCCGTTGACGCCGGGCGACTGGGATGTGCGCGGCTATGTCGGGTTCGGCACCTCGCTCGGCATGCTCGAGGTGCGTGCGTGGCTGTCGGTGGCGGCAGCGTCGCCGGCCACGGCGTGGGGATCGCGGATCAGCCTGGGAGGCGGGACGACCCTGCTGGCGTCTGGGACGCAGTGCGTGGCTGGACCGTGGCGACTGTCGTTGAGCACGCCGGTGACGGTCTACCTCGGTGCCCTGGCGCGGTTCTCGACGGGCACGGTGACAGCGGGCGGAGAAATCGGGGCGAGGCGAGCGCGATGAGCGGCACCACTCTGCCGGAGGCGGCGACTGCGGCCCGGGCGATCCTGGCGGCGCAGCTGGCGGCGCAGGACGTGGTGCGGGTGCGTCGGTTTCTGCTGCGGGAACTACCGCGCCGGCTGCACCTGGTGCCGGCTCACGTCGCGGTCTCTATCGATGTGGCGAACGATGCCATCGGGCTAGCTGCGTTACGGCGTGATGGGCGGTTGGTGGCGGTGGCTGGGCTGAAGGCGGATTGCGTTGCCGATGCGGACGGGTGGCTGACTGCGCGTGTTACCGAGATCGAGGCCGCGCCATGAGATGCTTCCAGCAGATCGCATCTGGCGTCGAGACGCTACCGCTGACGCTCGATCTCTACCGGCAGTCGGAACTGTGGGACCAGCATACGGCGCGCACGGGTGGTGCCGGCTCGTTCGAGGGCACCTCTGACATTTGGGTCAGGTTCCGCGATCCAGCCGAGCTTGTTTCCCGTGAAACCTTCGCCGAGGAGTTCCGCTGCGTCTGGTATCCGGCCTGGCACGCGCTGCCGCATCTGCGGCCGATCGTGTTCGGGCTGATGGCGCGGGTCGAGGCGGTGGAACTGGGCGGCGTGCTGATCACCCGCGTGCCAGCCGGCCAACAGGTGGCGCCGCACGACGATCGTGGCCGCTGGCATCCCGAGTTCTACCGCACTAAGGCATACCTGCCGTTGGCCACCAACCCTCAGTGTTACAGCACATGCGGCGATGAGCGCGTGGTGATGAAGGTCGGCGAGGCATGGCTGTTCGATAACCTGGAACGCCACTCGACCGTGAATGACGGCGAGACGGATCGGGTGACGCTCATCGTGTCGATGCGGGTGGAGTAGCGATGAAACGGGCAAAGCATCAGCCGGAGCAGATCGATATCACGATCTATGCCGGCGTGTTCATCAAGACATGGGAGGTGCTCGATGCGCAGACCGTGTTGCCGCAGCATAGCCACGAGCATCCGCACATCACCATGCTGATACAGGGCAGCGTGGCGGTCGAGCGTGACGGGGTGGGATATGGCGAGGCACACGATGCGCCGGCCATGATCCGCATACCAGCCAACACGCTGCACACGTTTACGACGTTGACCGACAACGTGGTGCTGGCGTGCATTCACAACGCCGACCACCTCGAGGGCGAGGAGCCTGCGGTGGCGGCCGAGCATCAGCTACAAATGGAGGACTAGCGCATGCCGTTCGGGATCAGTGCGGCGGGGGCTGTGGCAATCGGCGCTGGGCTGTCGGCAGCAACTGGGATTGCCGGCAGCATCATGCAGTCGAACACGGCTGCGAAGGGCCAGGCGGCGGCGCGGGCGCAGTACGAGCAGCAGCGCAACGACCTGGGTCCATATCGCGATGCCGGCGAGCACTCGATCGAGGCGCAGCAGGCGCTGCTCGGGCTACAGGGACCGGAGGCGGCCGATGCGGCAATGTCGGCCTACCGCACGTCGCCAGGCTATCAGTGGCAGATGAACGAGGGGCTGCGTGGTGTCGATGCCAGTGCAGCGGCGCGCGGCATGCTGCGCAGCGGGGCCACGATCAAGGGGGAGTTGGATTACGCGCAGGGCCTCGCGGACCAGGACTTCGGGCAGTACTACAACCGGCTGATGGGGTTGAGCACGCTGGGCCAGAGTTCGGCAGCGGGTGCTCCGGTAGCGGCGGCGGCCGGTGTCGAGACAGGCGGGGCTAACGCGCAGAGTTCGATCTACGGGAATACGGCAAGTGCGTTGGGCGGCACTGCCAACACGCTGCTGAACAGCACGGCAGTCCAGAATTGGCTGGGCGGCAAGAGTGGCGTCTCCGGTGGGACCGGCGACGCTTTGTGGACTTAGAGCCATGAGCGGCACCCAGGTTTCCAGCTTCTACCCGGTCAACCAGTTGCTCGTGGACAACGCGCAGCAGATCTCGAACCAATACGCGCCGCAGCGCAACGAACTACTGATACAGCGGTCGCAGCAGGAGATCGGTGGCACCGAGATCGAGTATGCCGCCCGCGCGGCGCAGGGGCTGCTGGGCCTGGGCGACGAGGCGGCGATGGCGGCGGCGTATCCAGGCGCTGTGGCCAATGCGCAGCAGTATGGGTTCCTGAAGAACGCGCCGAGCGTGTTTCCGGGCAAGGCTCGCCTGGAGCAGATCGCGGCGATGGGCACGTCGAGCGAGAAGTTAGGCGAGCAGCGCGGCGTGGCCAGCGACTATCAGACGTGGCTACGGAGTAGAGGCGGCGGCGGCACCCAGGGCACGGTAACGCCGGGTGCGGTTCCTGCCGTGGCGCCCGGTGGTGGCTTTACCGGCGACCGGGAAAAGGACCGCGCCATTATTGTGAAGCAGGAGAGCGGCGGCGATCCAACGGTTCTGAACTACGTGGCCAGACAAGACCCGACAGCCTACGCGCGCGGCGCGACCGCATCCGGCAAATACCAGTTCGTCAACAGCACCTGGCGCGAGGGCCTGCAGCTCGCCGGCCTCGACCCGGCGCAGTATCCCGAGGCTCGCCAGGCGCCGGAGGCGGTGCAGGACAAGGTCTTCGATGCGGTCTATGGCAAATACGGCACCAAGCCGTGGGAGAAAGGCGCCAAGGACTGGGTGCGGGATGAGCATGGGAACTACCAGGTTGCCACTGTCCGCCCGCCTGCAGGAAGCCCTGGAGGGGCGCCAGCAGTGCCTGGGACGCCTCCCCCCTACCAGTTGGCCGGTCAGCCTGTAGGACCACCAGGGACGCCTCCAGCGGCCGGTATGCCGGTGCCTGGCGGGCAGGGGTTGGTGACCAGGCCGGACGGCACTGTCGGCACGCCGAATGCGGGCGGGCTTGGCACAGGAGCGCCGCCAGCCGCCGTGGCAGCACCTGCACAGCCGCCTCCTGCGGCCACCCCAGCGGCGCCCGTGGCCAACATCCCACCGCCGGCACCTCGGATGGCGAATGGCCTGGACGCCGAGCAGAACCGGACGATCCAGCAGCTTGAGGCGATCCGGCCGCGCAACCGCGCCGAGTTCGACCAGCAGCAGAAGCTGATCGCTACGACGGAGCAGACCTACCGCCAGCACAATGAGACGGTGGACCGGCAGTATCGGACTGACGTGCAGCAGGCGCAGCAACATGCGCAGACGCAGGCCAATACGGAGGCGTCGGCAGCAGCGCTCGCGGAGCAGCGGCGCATTGAGAATGCGCGGGCCGGTGTGCCAACGGGTCATCAGCGCAATTCTGAAACCGGCGTCATCGAACCGATCCCAGGCTATAAGGGCGCAACTGAGGGTGAGCGTCTCGAGTATGACCTCCGGCATGCCGATCCAGGCAGCCAGGAGTATGCCGAGGCATGGAAGGCCAAGAAGTGGCAGATAGCGCCGAACGGCAATGTCATCGAACAGGATATGTCCGGCTATACGCCTCCAACCCGTTCCATCCAGCGTCCGACATTCATCCCGCAACCAACCGGCACGGCGCTTGACGAAGTACGCAAGGCCGACACCGATGCGCGTGTTATCGTCCCCGCCATCGACCGCTACGTAGACCTCCACAAGGGGATCGCCGGCAGCAGTTGGGGTGCTTTCTTCGACAATCCGCGAGACCCGAAAGCGCAGCAGCTTATCGGCGCATTCAATGCGATGAAGACCGTGCTGCGCAGTCCGACCTACGCCAACACTGGCGTGCTCCAGCCTGCTGAAATGGAGATGCTGAAGCAGGAACTGGTGTCGCCGCAGACAATTCGCGGGCTGTATGCCACGCCGCAAGCTCTCGAAGCGCGATTGCACGAAATCAAGTTCGCGATCCTGTCGCGTCAGGATGCGGAACTCCGATCAGTCGGCAGGGATGGCGTGATCGTTCGCGACAAGAGTGACCTTGCCAAGATACCCGAGGGCGGCAAGTTCTACGACGAGGACGGCAACCTGCGCATCAAGCCGAGGGCAGAGTGATGGCTAATGAGGACAAGCCATGGCTGGATATGCCAATTAT